CCGGGTTCGAAGGGTTTCTGGTCGCATGCCTTACCGACAACGCCAGTGCCATTACGGCATCAGTTTCCAGCTTCTTGTCATCTAGCTTGTACCCCAGCAGCTGGCGCCGGAGCTCCATCCATGCTCCCGAACGTGGGAACTTGAGCTGTTGCCGGTCGATAACGGCCTTCAGGTCTGCCAGAAGCTCTAGCTTCTTGGCCCTGGTGCCACCAAAGTCATAGTCCCTAAGTGGCTTGATGATGCTGAACTCCTGGCGGAATAGCTTTCCACCGAATCCAGTTGAGTCAATCGTGGTGGTGCATGCAGCGCCATCCTGGTTGTAGAGAAGGTGACCCTCTCGAACCATGTTGACCACGGCTGGGATAGTCTGCTTCCCAACCTTGCGTCGGCACCTTACGCCAACCATCAGGGCCCTCTCCGTGTAGTCCACGGTCACTGCCCATGTGGCGTCTGATGAAATGCCAGGGTCTACGCCCTGAGAGTATCGACGTCCCTTTGTAGGTGGAATCTCTTCTTCCGCATCTACGAAGCACTTGTCGATCATGTCTGAGTTGAAGTATGCATCCCTCGCCTCAATGAAGAATCCGTCGATGTTCTGTGGAACTAGGTACTCTGCCTGCTGCCGGATGATTGATTCAAACGTTGCAGCGTTTAGGCCGAACCCTACGTTGTCTCTTGTTGATAGACGGAAGCTCATGAACTGGTTATCGCGCCCTGGGTTGATAGGATTACCTAGCTCCCACAGGTCTGCGTAGTCGTTGATGCCTTCGGTGGGTGTGCCAATGAAGTGTAGCTGACCACCGGTAGACAGACGTCGTAGGTTCAGAACCTCTTGGTAGATCATCAGAAGGTGGGGCTCAAACGCCGCCTCGTCAAACGAGATGCCATTCATGTCCTTGCCTAGCAAGGCCTTAGCCTTATCCTGAGTGGTGCGGAAGTGGATGTTTGCCCCACCAAAGATAGGGTCAACCTTGATCCACAAGTACTCTCCACGCCACTTCTTCTCCAGGTTATACACCTGGCCGATCTCTTTCACCATTGGACATCCCCTACCCCGTTGGGCTGGATGAGCCCCTTGTAGGAGCATCGAGAGTTCTCTATGCACCAACTCGGCAGTTTCCTGCTGGATACCAATGTGATACCATTCGTAAGGCTCGGTAGTCCAACGTTCAGCATCCTCAGCGGACCCGAGTGTCGGGGGGCGAAGCCCCAGCTTGTAGGTGGCAGAGTGCAGGACTCCAACAGCCATCCCCAAAGTCTTACCGGCCCGGTTACCAGCGCTGCACACAGTGGTCAGGTATTTAGGCCTGAACCCAGTCTCATCGCGAGCAACCATACCTTCTAACCAGGCCAACTGGCCCGGATTGAGATTGACACCTAGCCATCGAGAGGCAAAGAATCCGATGTCGGATCTACCTCTGGACAGATCTTGGGCAATCTCAGCAGTAATGTTCAAGCAGTCTTTCCTTTGTTTCTAGCGCTGATTGCTTTAGCCTTTGACTTGGCATCAGCTTTGCTGCTAGCTCCCCACGCTTGAAGGGAGAGCAGGAGACGCGTCGGTCGCCCTTTGGAGTCTCGCTCCGGCCCGGGCATGTTACCCATGCGGGCCAGGAACGACGCTCGACGCGGATTGTCTCCGGACTTAACCGGAGCCTTGAGCGTGCCACCTTTGTAGGAAGCACGACCCTTAGCATTTAGCCCGCCCGTAGGGCTCTTGCCCTCTTTACGGGTCCAGGCTGGGGTCTTAGCCACGCTGGGCTGCGGTGCGCTGGCCAACTTTGCCCTTAGGCTTGGCCTTTCCTGCCTTGCCCTTAGGCTTGGCCTTTCCCTTATCGCCCTTCTTGGCGTACATATCCATAAGGAAAGCTGGCATCTTCTTCTTGCCTGGCATTGTTATTCTCCTTTATTCCCAAACGCAACATCGTTCGGATTAAGCCAGCGGAGTACTACAGGGAGAACAGCTGCAAGGCCGGCGGCCACGAGGGCGCGAACGCCATCACGGTTAAGGTCAAGAACGCTATCCCCTAGCACGATAAGCTGGGCGACTACTGCGGCTAGGAATGAACGCCCCCAGGACGCCACCACTGCCTTAAGTTCCTTGTTCATTGTCTACCTCCTCTGCGATCAGAGTATATGATCCGCCACCTAGGATTCCTGCCATTGTGATGGCCAGCCCACGGTCTGCGTTCTTTTCTTTTCTTCGGTCCAGCATCTCCTGGGCCCGGAGTCCCTCCGACAGAGTCGGCATAAGATCCCCATTTTCAACCATCTTGAAGACGTATCCGCTTACAAGCTTGGCCAAGTCGCTATTGGTAGCCTCAATCTGTACCGCCTGCTGCACCTTCTTGGCTACTTCCTTACGAGCACTCATGTGTTCGTCGGTAAGGTGGTTTCGCTTGTGGTTTCCTAGGGTGATGCGGCTGATGTACGAGTTCTCGGCCTTTAACCAGAGACTGATTTTGATGTCTGACATCCCCTCGGTCATCTTTCGATTGATGACGTCTACGAGCGGGCTCGAGCATACTGCGCACTTACTCAATAGTTTCATTAGGTCTTAATAATAAAGTTCAACAACGTAGCCTTAGGAGTTAGTGTACCACCCGCGCTGGATGACGTTACTGATGTTGTGCCGAGAGACGTAACTCCACCAGTTACGGTGTGGGTGAGGTTGGTGTTTTCCGCACTAGAGGTTGTGGATGGAACGTCAACAGCGTGAGTATGCCCGCCAGTTGCGTATGAGATACCAGAACCCGAAGCACCAGCACCAGCAGAGCTTGCCGAACCGCTCGTAAACGATGCTGGGTTAACTGTGTGTGTGTGGTCTCCGTGTGTGGAGACGGCAAAGGTATCCGCATGGGCGTGGGCAATGTTGGTGGTGTGGTCATGCGCTGTTGCGTTTGCTGTGTTTGGGGCAAACGTACCAGCGTTATTTGCAAGAGCCGAAACGGTTGACGCACCAGCTGCAAATCGGTCTCGCATATCTGGGAGAGTAAATGTCCCAGATACTACACCGAAGACCGCTGCAAGGGCTGGGTAAGTTGACTGATTGTAGGTTGCCCCATCAAGAAATAGCCAGTCTGTTGGGGCTGTCGCGGTAGGCCACATGACAATTGATCCGGTAGGTCCTGTTGGGCCCGTTGCCCCCGCAGGGCCCGTTGCCCCCGCAGGACCTGTGGCGCCAGTAGCTCCGTTAGTTCCGTTTGTGCCGTTAATACCGTTAGTGCCGGCTGCGCCAGCTGGGCCCTGAGGTCCAGTGGCCCCAGTGGCTCCAGTGGCTCCAGTGGCCCCAGTAGCTCCGGTCGGACCCGCAGGGCCAGGCGTACCCCCGATAGTCTCAAGTGTTGTGACCCTGGCACGTAGGGTGTTGCCCTCGTCCTGGTCAATCCACTCGAAGGTAGGCTCAACCAGCATGGCGGACTGTAGTTCGTCGCTGTATTCATCAGGGACCTCGAACACGGTTAGAGCTGGCCCTTCAAATAGAAGGCCATTCCAACGCAGTGAGATCGGTCTGTTGAACCTAAACTTTGCCATTAAGACTCCTTAATCTCTCTATATATATCCATCTTTGTCAAGAGCTGTGCACATCCACCGGTGGTAGGAGCCGTGAGACTACGGTCGACAGGGCGTCGGCAGAACGCTCAATCTCTTTCTCGTAGATGGCCGACAGGAGCGCGTATGCCTCAGTTCCAAGCACGCCAGATAGGGATTCTAGGGTTCGTTCTGGTCCCGCGTAGTGCACGTGCAGCAGCTCGTGGGCCACGATGCGGCGCTTCTCCTCAGGGTCGAGTGACCAGAAGTCGCTAGATACACGAAGTGTGGCCGTCCATAGGTTGTCCGAAACCTCGATGTCAGCCCAATTGTCCTCTTCCGTAGGGTGCTTAGATACGTCCACCCTCCACTGGGGAAGGCCGAATACTGGAAGGCACCGGTTTACGTACGATTGTAGCTCTTGTGTCGTATACATTATCCGCCCATCTCCTCAAGCTTAGCTAGGTCCCTATTGACTACAGGCATAGGGGCTTCTGGCGTGACAGTCCTCACGCTTGGATTATCCATCTTCTCATCCACGACTGGGTTGCTTCTTGCGACGTTGCTTGGCATAGGGCTGGACTTGCCGCTTACTGAAGAGTACAGGCTGTCTGCCAGCATGTAACCGGCAGTGCTACCGGCCAGACCGCTTACGAAGGCGCCAGGGCCAGTGAACAGGCCAGCACCGGTGCCAGCGATACCGCCCACTACGGAGCCGGTAATGCCGGCAAGGGCTCTAAGCATGTCGCCACCAGTTGCGTATGTAAGGCCCAGCCCAGTAGCTGCTGCAACAGGGCCACCGACCTTAGGGATTGCCCCGAGAGCCTCGAACGCAACCTGGCTTGGCAGTGTCTGAAGTGCCATATCTCCTGCCTGCTCGTCAGCTCCAAACTGCAGATAGGCGGCAAGGGTGCCAGCAATTGTTCCGCCAGCAATGCCGGCCTTTGCGCCAGGTGAGAACCGTGGCTTACCCTTACCGGCCTCAAGTGCAACCGACCGGAAATCAATAGCCTTGCGTACCTGGTTGGCAGCCTCGTCCATGTCGGACTGCTCAGCGTATGAATCTCCGCCCTTGATCTGCTCTAGCAA